GCGACCTGCATGCCCCAGGCCTTGAGCCAGCTCTTCGCCTGCGACTGGTAGAGCATCACCGTCGCCGCCTGGAACAGGGCGGTACGGACGTTTCGGTCGCCGGCAGCGCTGATCGCGCCGACCACGTCGCGTTCGCCGGATTGCTCGCGTCGGGGCGTCAGGCCGAAGTGTGGCCCGACATTCTTCGAGGACCTGAACCGGGCCGGATCGTCTATCCCGGCCTTGACCTGCAGCGCCACCACGGCGCCGACACCGGGGACGGTCATCATCAGCCGGACCACCCGGTCGGCCCGCGCGATGCGGCGCAGCCGGTTCTCGAGCCGGGCGAGTTCACTGCGGAGCGCTGCATGCCCGCGCAGCATCGAGGTCACCATCGCCATAAGCATCTCGTTGCCATCCGCAAGTTCGCGGACGCGCTCCGGCAGCCGCTGCCGTCTGACCTTGCCGAGCTTGAGGCCGAACCCGCGCAGCATGCCGCGCATCGACAGCTCGATGCTGATCATCGACTTCTGCAGCGTCCGGCGCGCGCCGAGCAGCGCGCGCAATTCCTGCGCCGAGACGGACTTGCAATGCACCGGGCGGAACCAGCCCATCCGGATCAGCTGCGCGATGCCGAGCGCGTCGCGCCGGTCGGTCTTGATCGGCATGGCCTTGAGCGCGCCCTTCACCTGGCGGGTTTCCATCAGAACAGCCTCGAACCCGGCCTCGCGCAGATGCCGGACAAGCCATTGCGACAGCGGCCCGGCCTCCAGCCCGACGCAGGCGATGTCGAGGTCCAGACCGCGCAGGAATGCGGTCAGCGCCTCGGGTTCGCAGGCAACCTTCGCCTCGCGCGTCACCGCGCCAGAAGTATTCACCACGCAGACGGCGCAGCTTTCGAGCGATACGTCGATGCCGACAAAATGATCCATGGTCTCGTCCTCCCGTTCGGATCGTTGCCGCCGACCGGGACGGTCGGCCGTGACAGGACGATAGCCGGCTCATGGCCGACACCGCAGCACAACGCCGGGTCCGGGAGCGACTCGCCCATTACGGCATCTCTGTCCGCGACGCTTATCAACTCGATAAGCACCTGAATCTGAATGACAATCGGAGCCGTCGATGCAGGGCATGAGCGAGCGCCAGTACGCCGCCCATGTCGGGCTGTCGCGGGGCGCGATCCAGAAGGCGAAGACGGCCGAACGGCTGGTTCTCTATCCCGACGGCAGCATCAACGCGGCGGCCAGCGACGCCCGGCGTGCCGAGACGACGGACCCGTCGAAGACCAGAAAGCCGCCCGCGCCGAAACTGAAGCCGGTTCCCGAGGCGGCGGTGGCCGCCGTCGGCGACACGCTCCGCGAACAGGGGCTGGCGGTTCCGGCGGTGGGCGGCGGCACGACCTTCCTGCAGGCGAAAACCGCCAACGAGGTGCTGAAGGCGCAGGAGCGGCGCATCCGGCTCCAGAAGCTGAAGGGCGAGCTGATCGAGCGGGCCCGCGCGCTGGCGCTGGTGTTCCGGCTGGCGCGGGAGGAACGGGACGCATGGGTGACCTGGCCTGCACGCGCGGCGGCGCTGATGGCGGCCGAACTCTCGGCCTCGTGCAGCGACGCGACGGGCCAGCAGATCACCGTGGAGCCAGCCGCGATGCAGAAGGTCCTCGAAAAACATGTACGCGCCCAGCTCGACGAACTCGCCGAGGTCCGGCCCGACTTCCGGTGATGATGACGCACTGACGGACTTCGACGGCGCGGGCGAGATCCTGCGCGCCTGGGGCAACGGGCTCCGGCCCGACCCGGACCTGACCGTCTCGGAATGGGCGGACCGGCACCGGATGCTTTCGGGCCGCGCCTCGGCCGAGCCCGGGCGATACCGCACGGTGCGCACGCCCTACATGCGGCAGATCATGGACCGGCTGTCGCCCGGCGATCCCACGCAGCGTGTCGTGTTCATGAAGGCCGCGCAGGTCGGTGCGACCGAGGCGGGCAACAACTGGATTGGGTTCGCCATCCACCAGGCGCCGGGTCCGATGCTGGCGGTCCAGCCGACGGTCGAGCTGGCCAAGCGCAACTCGCGCCAGCGGATCGACCCGCTGATCGACGAGAGCCCGGAGCTGCGCGAGCGGGTGAAGCCCGCGCGATCACGCGACGCGGGCAACACGATGCTCTCGAAGGAGTTCGCGGGTGGCATCCTGATCATGACGGGCGCGAACTCGGCGGTCGGGCTGCGCTCGACCCCGGCGCGCTACATCTTCCTCGACGAGGTCGACGCCTATCCGGCCTCGGCCGACGAGGAAGGCGATCCGGTCACGCTGGCGGAAGCGCGGTCACTGACCTTCGCCCATCGGCGCAAGGTGTTTCTGGTCTCGACGCCCACCATCCGGGGGCTGAGCCGGATCGAACGGGAATACGAGGCCAGCGACCAGCGCCGGTTCTTCGTGCCGTGCCCGCACTGTGGCCATGAGCAGTGGCTGAAGTTCGACCGGTTGCGCTGGCAGAAGGGCAAGCCGGAGACGGCGGAATATCACTGCGAGGGCTGCGAGACACCCATCGCGGAACACCACAAGACTGCGATGCTGGAGGGCGGCGAATGGCGGGCAACCGCCACGGCCGCCGATCCGACCACGGTCGGGTATCACCTCTCGGCGCTCTACTCGCCGATCGGCTGGCTGAGCTGGGAGCGGATCGTGCGGGCATGGGACGCGGCACAGGGGTCGGACGAGGCGATCAAGGCGTTCCGCAACACCATCCTCGGCGAGACATGGGTCGAGACCGGCGAAGCTCCGGACTGGCAGCGGCTCTATGACCGGCGCGAACGCTGGACATCCGGCACGGTGCCCGCGGGCGGGCTGTTCCTCACGGCCGGATCCGACGTCCAGAAGGACCGGATCGAGGTCGATGTCTGGGCGTGGGGCCGAGGGCTGGAAAGCTGGCTCGTCGACCATGTCGTCATCGAGGGCGGGCCGGACGGGCACGACGCGTGGTCGGAGCTGACCGCGCTGCTCGACCGAAGCTGGCCGCATGAACGCGGCGCGCATCTGCGGATCGCGCGGCTCGCCATCGACACCGGCTACGAGGCCCCCGCGGTCTATTCCTGGTCGCGGGCGCAAGGCTTCGCTCAGGTGTCGCCGGTGAAGGGCGTCGAAGGGTTCAACCGCTCGAGCCCGGTGTCGGGCCCGACCTTCGTCGATGCGACCGAAGGCGGCAAACGCCTCCGGCGCGGGGCGCGGCTCTGGACCGTGGCGGTGTCGACCTTCAAGGCCGAGACCTACCGCTTTCTGCGGCTGGCGCGGCCGACTGACGAGGACATGGCCGAAGGTGCCGCGTTCCCGCCCGGCTCGGTGCACCTGCCGCACTGGGTCGAGAACGAATGGTTGAAGCAGTTCGTGGCCGAACAGCTGGTGACGGTGCGCACGAAGCGCGGCTTCGCCCGGCTGGAATGGCAGAAGCTGCGCGAGCGCAACGAGGCGCTGGATTGCCGGGTCTACGCCCGCGCCGCCGCCTGGATCGCGGGCGCGGATCGCTGGCCCGACGAGAAATGGCGCGACCTCGAGGATCAGCTCGGGGCCGCCCCAACCGACACCGATCCCGCCGGGCAGATCAACCGGCCGGGACAGGCCCCGCAGGGCAAGCGCCGCTCCGACTGGCTTGGACGGCGCGGAGGATGGTTCTAGACATGACCGACTGGACGGAAACCGAGCTCTCGGCGCTGCGCCGGGCCTATGCCAGCGGCACGACCCGGGTCAGCTATGACGGCAAATCGGTGGACTACGGCTCGGCCGAGGATCTGCTCGCCCGCATTCGGACCATCGAGCGCGCCATCGCCGGGACCACGCGGCCGTTGCCGGTGGCCGGACTCGCGGGCTTCTCGCGTGGGGATCGGTGATGTCGGCGACCTGGTTCGATCACGCCATCGCCACGGTGGCGCCACGCATGGCGGCCCGGCGCGTGATGGCGCGTCAGGCCTTCGAGACCCTGACGCGGGGGTATGACGGCGCCGCGCGCGGGCGGCGGACGGAGGGCTGGCGCGCGCCGGGATCCTCTGCCGACACCGAGATCGGCGTGGCCGGGGCGCTGCTGCGCGACCGGATGCGCGATCTCGTGCGTAACAACCCGCACGCCGCCAAGGCCGTTGCGGTGCTGGTCAACAACATCATCGGCGCGGGGATCATGCCGCGCGCCGCGAGCGGCGACGACAAGCTCGACCGCAAGGTCGACGCGCTCTTCGAACGCTGGACGGCGGAGTGCGACGCCGACGGCCAGCTCGACTTCTACGGGCTGCAGACGCTGATCTGTCGGGAGATGGTCGAGGCGGGCGAGGTGCTGGTGCGCCGCCGCCTGAGGCGGTCCTCGGACGGTCTGCCGGTGCCGCTGCAATTGCAGGTGCTGGAGGCCGACTTCCTCGACGCCACGAAATCCGGCGCCCTCGGCGCGGGGCGGCTGGTGCAGGGGATCGAGTTCGACCCGGTCGGCAAGCGCCGGGCCTATTGGCTGCATGCCGAGCATCCGGGCGACGCCTACGGGGCCTTGCAGAACGGTCTGCAGAGCCGCCCAGTCCCCGCGACCGAGATCGCCCATGTCTACGAGAAGCAGCGCACGCAGGCGCGCGGCGTTCCCTGGGGCGCGCCGGTGATCCGCAGCTTGCGCGATCTCGACGACTACGAGGTGGCCGAGCTGGTCCGCAAGAAGACCGAAGCCTGCGTCACCGCCATCGTCTTCGGCGACGACGAGGCCCAGCAGGGCATCGCACCCTCCGTGGTCGACGCCGATGGGAACCGGGTCGAGCAGTTCGAACCGGGGCTGATCGCCTATGCCCGTGGAGGCAAGGACATCCGGTTCAACCAGCCTTCTGCCACCGGCGGCTATGGCGAATACAAGCGGGCGAGCCTGCACACCATCTCGGCCGGATTCCGGGTGCCCTACGAGCTGCTGACCGGCGATCTCAGCCAGGTCAATTATTCCTCGATCCGGGCGGGGCTCGTCGAGTTCCGCCGCCAGATCGATGCCGTCCAGTGGCAGCTGTTCATCCCGATGTTCTGCGCGCCGGTCTGGCGCTGGTTCACTGAAGCGGCGTGGGCGGCGGGGCAAATCCCGTCGCCGATCGTGCCGGTCGAATGGTCGCCGCCGAAGTTCGAGGCGGTCGATCCGCAGAAGGATGCGATGGCGAATCTGCTCTCGATCCGTTCGGGCACCATGACGCTGGCCGAGGTGATCGCGAAACAGGGCCGCAACCCCGACGCCGTCCTGGCCGAGATCGCCGCGACCAACGCCAAGCTCGACGCGCTGGGGCTGGTGCTCGACAGCGACCCGCGGCGGGTGACCAAGACCGGCAGCGCGCAATCCAAAGACGGGGCCAGCGATCCGGCGAACGATCTGGCCGACGACGAACCGGACACCGACGATCCATCCGCAGAAGCGGATGAAACCGACCCGGCGTAGGCCGACCAACAGGACTGACCTTCATGGACACGATGATCGAACTGCCGGCCATGCGCCGGTCGGCGGAGCTTGCGCCGAACACGGCCGATGCCGACAGCCGCACCGTCGAGGTGGTCTGGTCGGCCGGGGCCCGCGTCCGCCGCGCGACATTCTTCGGGGAGCCCTATGACGAGGAACTCAGCCTCGATCCCGCCCATGTCCGCCTCGACCGGCTGAACGCGGGCGCGCCCTTCCTGAAGGTGCACGAGCTCGACACGCTCGACGCGGTGATCGGCTCTGTCGTGCCGGGCTCGGCGCGGATCGAGAACGGCCGCGGCATCGCGCTGGTGCGGATCAGCGAACGTGCTGACGTCGAGCCGATCTGGCGCGACATCCAGGCCGGGCACATCCGCGCGGTCTCCATCGGCTACCAGGTCCACCGCTTCGAGGTCTCGAAACCCGAGGCCGCGCGCGAACTCTGGCGCGCCGTCGACTGGACGCCCTTCGAGGTCTCCGCCGTCGCTGTCGGCGCCGATCCCGCCGCGGGCTTCCGCGCCCAGCATCCCCTTCACGACTGCGTCCTCCACCGCCGGGACGCCCCTCCCACCACGAAAGGACCGATCCCGATGACGGACAAGACCGAAACCCCGGCGCTCGACGCCGCGACCCCCGCCACCACCCAGCCGACCGCGCCGGTCGAAACCGAGGACACCGCCATGACCGAGCCGAAACCGGCTGCGCCTGACCCGAAGGTTGCCGCAGTGGAAACCCGGACGCAGCCGAAGCTTCAGAAACCTGATGCCCCCGCGGCGCCCGACACCGAAGCGGTCGCCACCCGCGCCCGCGAGGCCGAGCGCGACCGCGTCTCCACCATCTACGATCTCGCGGGCCGCCTGAACCTAGAGCGCGGCTTCGCCGAGGATCTGGTCAAGCGCGGCGTCAGCGTCGACGAGTCCCGCCGCCTGATCCTCGACCAGGTCGCCGCGAAGTCGGACGAGACCCGAACCTTCCCGCATGTCTCCGTCCCGCTCGGCGGCCGGGACGAACACATCACCCGCCGCGACGCGGTGGCGAACGCGCTGCTGCACCGCTACAGCCCGACGCTGTTCCAGCTGGAGGACGCCGCGCGCCAGTATCGCGGCATGACGCTGCTGGAACTGGCCCGTGAAAGCCTCGGAAATGCCGGGGTCAATACGCGCGGCGTCCTCCAGCT